ACGAGCGAAAAAACGCACAATGACCCGACGGCGTGCGTCGTTTTGGGTCTTTTTGAGAAAATGGACGGCGGAATGTGCGCGCTTCTCATGGATGCGTGGGATCATCACCTGTCGTACCCTGAATTGCGTCGAAAAGTGACCGACGACTACAAGGAAGTGGTGTATGGAGCCGATAACACGTTCGCAAAGGGCAAAAAGACGGACCTGATACTCATGGAAGACAAGTCGGCGGGCATTTCGTTGCTGCAAGAGCTGCAACAGGCGGGTTTGCCGGTGATGAGCTACAACCCAGGGCGCGCGGACAAGGTCCAGCGAATGAACATCGTCGCCCCTCTTATTGCAAAGGGTCGGATCTACGTGCCAGAGGACGCTGAGAACCCTGGAGAGGTGGCCCCGTGGGCCAAGCGGTTCATTCGGCAGGTCTGTAGCTTCCCCGAGGCCAAGGGCCACGACGATTACGTGGACGCGTTGTCCCAGGCGCTGCGCGTGCTGCGCGACTCGGGCTGGTTGGAGCTGGACCCATTGCCCGACAGAGACTACGGGCACTCGGATGACATCGCAAGAAAGCGGGTTTACAACCCTTATGCCGTGTAGGGCGCCTATCAGACAAATTATGCGTTATTGGTGATAGGAGGGCGATAAAGTGCAGACTTCCAGCCATGTGAAAGAGGTCCGGCAGTGCAACTGCAATATGTGTCGGACATTTCGGGCGCGTGGCAAGTCGTTCTCTGAGTGGGGCTCCATTCGCCGGAGTTACCGCGCGATGTTAAAAGACATCGTCAAGGGTGGCGACCCAGAAAACTATAACAAGAATATGGCAACGCGAGACTACGATGCTTAACCCAATCAAGACCCCACTGCAAATGCTTTACGAACAGGCAGGCGTGCCGCATTTGGCTGGCGGCGGTAAGGGCGACGTGCTGATGCAGTTCTCAGCCAGCATTCAGAAGGCGATCAGAGACTACACCCGGGCGACGGGCAAGGCGCCGACCCCGCAGGAGGTCAAACAACTGGAGGACTACGTCCGCAGTTTGTCCAAGCCGACGGGAGGCCAACAACAGACCCTGGCCCGCACCGCGGCCATGGAGCCCAACGCCAACAAGCTGGTCGACGAGTTTGGGCGCCCGTATGCGCCCATGGTCGACCCTAAGACGGGTAAGCTCACGACCCCCGAGCGCGCTCAGGGGTTCACGGTGAGCAACCAGTTTGAGGTTAACCCGCAGACACGTAAGGCACGCAAGGGGTCGTACGAAAAAGGGTACGACGAGGTAGCACGTCCCGATGAGTTCGTGCAGATTGCGAACGTGGGCCGTGCGTCAAACCGCACCAACCAGCGCAGTACGTTGCCGTCGACCGAAGAGCTGTTGGCGATGCAACACAACGCTGAGAATGCGATGGACGACCTGGGTGGGTTAGCGGCTGCGAGCAAGGCACCTAATGAGACGTATGGGTTGACAGAGGGCCCGACGAGCGCGAGCCAGATCTTTGCCGATACGTCTGGAGCGATCGAGCATGGTGCGTTGTTGGGAAGTAAGCAGGGCGACCTGCGCGAGCAGTTGGTCATGGCGCTGAACCCGCAGGCGGGTGAGAAGGTTGCTCGTCCGTTGAAGGCGGACATCGAGCGCGCACGTCAGAGCTTCTTGGAGCGCGGCATTGAGCCGGACCAGGAGGACATCATCAACGCGATCCTGGCGGACCGTAACGCGGCACAGCACAACTACCTTGGGTTTAACCCGACGGCAGAGCGCCCATTTAACGACCCCAAGGCTGGCAAGGTGTCGCCTGAGTACTTGGCGTGGCAAGAGAAGATGCGTGCGGCGGGCATGCCCGAGCGCGTGTGGGGACGTAACCCGGCTGACTGGGACCCGGTCCACAAGCGTAACTATTTGCTCGACACGGCGCCGGAGGATCGTCTACCGTTTGCGGCCGACTGGAACCTCGAGGACCTCGTGACCAACCAGGGCAAGAAGAACGTGGTTAAGAAGGCAGAGGGCGGGTTCATCCCCAGCCCCCGCGACATGCGCGCCACGTTGCTGGTCAACGGGTATGCCGGCGGTGGCCGTCCCTCTCAGTTTGACCCGGTTGAGTACGACCCCTACACAGCCACGCGCCGAGAAGACTACAACATGGGCTTGCCCGAAAGCCAAATGTTGGACACCCGAGAGCAGGGCCGCATTAGCGCATACAACCCAACACCGCGTGAACGGATTGCTGAAGTAGGCCAGAATTTTCTGGAAAATATTGGTATTCGACGGCCGATTGCGCGCCGCGCGTCGCAATCTGTGGCTGGTGGCCCCTCTAGTCCTTTTGCAACGATGGGAACCAACGCGACAAACATGGGGCTTGATAAGATTGGCCTTGTAGATGCTGCAATGTTTAGTCGTCCAGGTTTTGTGGCAGCGTTGCCATTGATCGCCGGTGAAGTAGGACAAACCATTGGCCAAGGTGATTATGCTGGCGCAATGACGGGCGCATTGGCCGCGGGGGCCATGGGCTATCCCGGACTCTATGCGGGTAAAAAGCTGTACAACAAGGCAAAAACAATTCCTGCAAGCATTAGTCGGCAGGCATCAAAAGTTAATCCGCGGTATGCGGCCGGCCTTGGCGCAACGGGCTTGACGGGCTTGAACGCGTACCCTGACGAATAAATTAACGAACTCTTTAATATGGCACAACAACCTTTAATTCCTCTTCAACAGGGCGGCAACCTGTCCGCGCTGGCGTTTGTGGAGAACGAGAAGACGGGAGAGCCCGACGTCGAAAAAGAGACGGAGATGCTTGCTGAAGCTCTCGGCTTGGAAATAGATGACGTGGAGGAAGAGGTTATTGAGCAAGAAGATGGCTCTGTAATCGTCAACTACACTGAGAGCAAGAAGCCGTCCGAGGACCCCGAGTTCTACGCCAACATGGCGGAGGAGTTGCCCGAGAGCGTGTTGGACGAGTTGTCGAACAAGTACCTCGAGCTGATCGAGATCGACATTGACTCGCGCAAGCAACGCGACAAACAGTACGAAGAGGGATTGCGTCGTACGGGATTGGGCAACGATGCACCCGGCGGCGCTAACTTTGAGGGCGCGTCCAAGGTGGTGCACCCGATCATGGCGGAGGCCTGCGTTGACTTTGCGGCCAACGCGTCCAAAGAGCTGTTGCCGTCGGATGGTTTGGTCAAGAGCGACATCAAGGGTGAGGCAGACGAGAAGCGTCAGGCGACAGCGTCGCGCAAGGCCAACTTCCTGAACTGGCAAATCACGGAGCAGGTGGAAGAGTACCGCGACGAGATGGAGCAGTTGTTCACCCAGTTGCCGCTGGGTGGTAGCCAGTACCTGAAGTGGCGCTTTGACCGCGACCTGCGTCGTCCGGTGCCTGAGTGGATTCCAATCGACAACATGATTTTGCCGTTTGGATCGACCAACTTCTACAGCGCGCCCCGCGCGACTGAGATCCAGGACATCACCCACGACATGTTCGAGCAACGCATCGAGCAGGGTGAGTACCGCGAAATCGACATTTTTGACCAAGAGGTGTCGACTGAGAAGGTGACACAGAGCCAGAAGGCCAACGACAAGATCGAGGGCGTTACCGAGCCTGTCAAGAACGTGGACGGTTTGCGCCGTGTGTACGAGGTGACGTGTTTCCTGCGCTTGGAAGATGACCCGTTGACTGAGGGTGAGCGCGCGCCTTACATCATGGCGATCGACGAGATCAGTGAGAAGGTGGTGGCACTGTATCGTAACTGGGACGCGGGTGACGAGCGCCGTCGTAAGCTCGATTGGATCACAGAATACAAGTTCATCCCCTGGCGTGGCGCGTATGCCATCGGTATGCCCCATTTGATTGGTGGGCTGACCGCGGCCCTGACGGGCTCGTTGCGTGCGCTGATGGACGCGGCCCACATCAACAACAGCCAGACGCTGTTGAAGCTCAAGAACAGCCGCATGGGTGGCCAGACGGATCGAGTGGAGCCGACCCAGGTGGTGGAAATCGAAGGCGCCCCGGGTGTTGACGACATCCGTAAGCTGGCGATGCCGATGCCGTTCAACCCGCCGTCGAATGTCTTGTTCCAGCTGCTGGGTTGGCTGACTGACGCCGCTAAGGGCGTGGTGAAGACGAGCGAGGGCCGTATTGCTGACGCTAACAGCAACGCCCCGGTTGGAACGACACAGGCGCTGATCGAGCAGGGTAGTAAGGTGTTCTCGAGCATTCACGCCCGCATGCACCGCAGTCAGGTCAAGAGCCTGCAGATCCTGTCTCGCATCAATTACTGGTACCTGGATGAGATGGACAACCAGTCGGGTGCCAAGGTTGAGGTTGCGGACTTCAAGGACAACTCGGACATTAGCCTGGTCTCTGACCCCAACATCTTTAGCGAAACCCAGCGACTGACCCAGGCACAGGCCGTGTTGCAGTTGGCTCAAGCCAGCCCGCAGATGTACAACGTGCGTGAGGCCAACCTGCGCATTCTGAAGTTGATGAAGGTGCCCGACATCCAGGCGATCCTGCCGGACCCGAAGGGCGCGAACGAGAGCAACCCGGCGCTCGAGAACGTGCAGATGACGATGGGCAGCCCGGCGGCCGCGTTCCCGGACCAAGAGCACGTCGAGCACATCAAGGTTCACCTGGCGTATATGCTGGACCCGTCGTACGGCGGCAGTCCATTGATTGGCGCAAGTGTTTTGCCGTTGATGATGGAGCACATCAAGCAACACCTGACGTTGCACTACCTGCAGTCGATGCGTGGTTATGTGTCTCAAGCCGCTGGCGGCGAGGACGCATTCAAGTTGCACGAGGAGCGCAAGCTGGACAAAGATGCGCAACAGGCGCTGTCGATGGCTGCTCAACTGGTGGCGCAAGACTCGCAGCAGGACTTCCAGGCGATCAACCCGATCATCCAGCAATTGGCGCAACAGATGCAACAGGCCAAGCAGGCGCAGATGCAACAGGCGGCGCTTGCGGCCGACCCGGCGGCTGGTGTAATCATGCAGACACAGCAGGCCGAGACACAGCGCAAGATGAAGGAAGCCGAGGCCAAGTTCCAACTCGAGCGCGAGAAGATGCAGGCCCAGATGCAAGACAAGGTGCGCGACATGGAGGCCAAGCTGGCCGAGGTCATGGCCAAGTTGAACCTGGACCGCGAGCTCCAGGACGCAGACAACGCCGTCAAGATCGCGCTTGCCGACATCAACAACGCGTCCAAGGAACGTGTGGCGTCTATCACGGCCAACGCGCAGCTGGACAACCTACAGCTGGCACAACAGCACCAGCAGAACCAGACGGCGCTCGAGGCGGAGGCACAGGCCCACGCTGACCTGCGCAAGCACGGACTGGAAGAGGTGCGTCGCCAGCAGGACCAGTCTCACCAGCGCGCGCTGGCTGCACAACAGCAGCTGGTTGACATGCAGAACCAGAGTTCACAGCAACAGCATCAGGCCGCGTTGGCCCAGATGCAACCCAAGCAACCATCACCAACAGGAGAATAACGATGGCAGGTCAAATCCCAGACATGGGCTTCCGTAAAAACTACAAAGTGACAGGCAAGCCCGGCTACGCCGGCGGTCCTGGTCAGGCCGTTGAGTCTGGTCCGTCTGGCTCGAAGCGAGCCGACAACGCCAAGCGCGCACTGGCTCAGGTGCCGGCCGTTAACAGCAAGGGTCTGTACGACGCCAAGAAAAAGTAACATAAAAACCGCCTTATAACATATTTATGTTATGTAAGGGCGGTTAATGTTAGCTTTATGCGTATTTAGTTATACAGGAGGACTTTCGTATGAAAGATCCGATATACACAACAGTCTTCAAGCTCAAGGAAGTGATCCAGGACCTGGAATACGCCGCCTTGAATGGAGCCGATAGCTGGGACTCATACAACCGGCTTATTGGAAGAGGCCAGGGTCTGAAAGAGGCCTTGGAAATTATAAACGCTGTCCTGCAAGAGGACGAGGAATCAGAGTGAGCACTGAGAGTAAGTATCAGGTTGATGGTCGTAGTGAAGACGACTGTTTTCCGGTTGTAGAGCCGGGATTTCAACCACAAGGGAACCGTATCCTGGTTCAGCTTCGTAAGGCCAAGGACGTTAGTAAGGGCGGCATTTTGCTTGTCTCTGACACCAAGGCAACCGAAAAGTGGAACGAAGTGATCGCGAAGGTCGTCAAGCATGGGCCCCTGGCCTATAAAGACGTGGCAACCATGGAGACATGGCCTGAGGGTCCGTGGGCAAACCCCGGTGACCTGGTTCGCGTGATCAAGTACGGCGGAGACCGATGGGCGGTCCCGCACGGCGATGGAGAGGTTGTGTTTATCGTGTTGCAGGATCGCGAAGTGATTGGCAAGATCGATAGTTTTGAAGTAGCGCGGACGATGTTCCCCGCATTTGTGGAGTGAGGTTTTGAATGAAACCTATTGATAAGCTAGAACAGCAAGAGGACGTGGCGATCAAAGAGCGGGACGATGGTACCGTGCTTGCCGCGCTTGAAGACAAGCCGGATCCCTTCCAGACGGAAGAAGAGGGCGAAGAGAATGAAGTCGAGTCTCACGCAGAGGGTGGCCAGGTTGGCGACGACGAAGGTGAGGACGGCGAAGACGAGGATCGTGAGGCGCTGCGTGCCGCCCGCCGCGAAGAGCGCAAGCTCAAGAAAGAGCTGAACAAACAGCGCGAGGCGAGTGCAAAGCACAAGATCAGCGCCCTGGAGCGACGCAACGAGGAGCTGGCCAAGCGGCTGGCCCAGGTGGAGAACACCGCGGCGAGCTTCCAGATTGCACAGATCGATCGTTTTATTGAAGACGAGGCGACTCGAGTCGAGTACGCCAAAATGAAGATGACGCAAGCGGCCCAGGCCGGCGACGTCAACGGACAGATGGAATTCATGGATCAGTACCATGAGTCCAAGAATCGATTGGCACAGGCGCAGATTGTTAAACAGCGCCAGTTAGAGGAGGCTAAGAACCCCCGCAACAATGTGCCAAACCCTGTGTCCGCTTCGGTGCAACGTAACGCAACGCAGTGGCTACAGAATAACAGCTGGTACGACCCGAGTGGCGAGGACGTGGACAGTCGGATTGCTAAGGTGATCGACAACTCCCTTGCAAGTGAAGGTTGGGACCCCTCGGACCCGGAGTACTGGGACGAGCTGGACAATAGATTGAAAGAACGTTTACCTCATCGGTACACGGGTAAGGCGGGGGCAACGAACAGTCGTAGCCGCCGAAGTGGCACCTCGACGGGCCGCGCGGATGTGAGCGGTGGGTCCAACCCCAAGAACACATTCACGCTAAGTCGTGAGCGAGTGCAGGCATTGAAGGACGCGGGCATGTGGGATGACCCACAGAAGCGTGCTAAGGCGATTCGCCGCTATGCTGATTTTGACCGTGCAAACAAGGGGTAAATAAATGAACAAACGAATTTCACGGGACCTGGACGATCGTCTGCAGGACCGAGTAGAAGAGATCAAAGAGCGGCAGGCAAGCCTGTCGCCTGATGAAGTAGTGCGGCGTGAAAGGCTGGAGGCTTTTCGGGACAAGTGGGCCAACACCGCGCTACCGGACATTCCTGGTGGTTTGATCCCCGGAATGCACCTCTGCTGGTTGTCAACAACCAACCAGTATGATTCAATCGACAAACGCATCGCGTTGGGCTATGAACCAGTTAAAGCCGCCGAATTAGGAAAAGGCTTTGAGAACTTGGGTAAACTTAGTTCAGGCAAGTTTGAAGGTTGTGTATCTTGTAATGAGATGGTTCTTTTCAAGATCCCCGAAGACATCTATCAGGAAGTTATGAGGATGCTGCACCTTGAAGATCCGCTTGAGCACCAGCGAAACGTTACGGCCAACGTTCGCTCGGCGGCAGAAGCAGGCAAAGGTGGGCGCTCAATTCTTGAGGGTGGCATGTTGGAGATGGAGAGAGAAACCAATCGAGCCGCAGCTAATGTGCGGTTTTAACCAACCAAAAAGGAACCAAAAACAATGAGTGCAACTTACACTCCTTTTGGCCTGAAGCCGGTTTATCATCCCAGCGGGATTATCCGTTCGTTGAACTACACAGGTGCTTATGACACTGGTGTGGTTTTCTACAGCGGCACCCCTGTTGTTTTGGATGAGGCGACCACTGCAGGCGTCTCTACTTTGACAGTGTCCGGAAACACCCCCGTTTCTGGCAAGCGTCTCGCTGGCGTGTTCGGCGGCGTGGAATATACCGATGCTTCCGGTCGTCGTACCGTGAGCAAGTGGTTTGGTCCCGCTCTCGGCACCGCTACGGACGTTGTGATGTGGATTTTCATGGACCCCGAGATTGTGTACGAAGCTCAAGCCAACGGCTCGATCGCCAACACACAAGTGGGCCAGTCGTTCAACTTCACAGCTGTCACATCTGGTCAGATCATCGGTAACGGTGGCCTGGGCACGTCGACCGCTGGCATTGACCCCACAGCAGTTGCAGTTGGCACGCAAGGCCAAGTGCAGGTGGTGGGTCTGGGCCGCGAGATCGACAACGCCTGGGGCGACGCCAAGACGATCATCCAGGTCAAGATCGCCAACGACACGTTCGTTGCCGCAAACGTTGAATAATAACTAAGAAAGGAAGTAGCACATGGCAACCCCTATGCGCAGTACAGACTTTCGTGCGGTAGTCGAACCTATCCTCAACGAAGTCTTTGACGGAGTTTATCAGCAGCGCGATGACGAGTGGAAGGGTTTCGTTACCCAGATCACCGGCATTCCCCGTAACTACCACGAAGAAGTGATGCTGTTCGGCATGAACACGGCTCCGGAAATGCCTGACGGTACCCCCGTCTCGTATGACCAGGGCGGTACGCTGTACATCACCCGATTCATCTACAAGATCTATGGCCTGGCTTATGCCCTGACCAAGGTCCTGATGGAAGACGGTGACCACATCCGTATCGGTTCTACCTTCTCGAAGCATCTGGCTCAGTCCATGATCGAGACGAAGGAAACCCTGTGTGCCAACCTGCTGAACTTCGCGTTCACACCCGGCTATGTCGGCGGTGACGGCGTGACGCTGATCAACACAGCTCACCCGATCTCCCAGGGTCGTTCGTACAGCAACAAGCTGTCGACCGACGCCGCCATGTCCCAGACGTCTGTTGAGCAGTTGCTCATCCAGATCCGTTCTGCTGTGGACAACAACGGCAAGCGTATTCGCCTGAAGGCGGAGCAGCTGGTTGTTCCTCCGGCCTTGGAGTTCCAGGCTGAGGTGATCCTGAAGTCGGTCCTCCGCTCTGGCGGCGCCGACAACGATCTGAACCCGATCAAGTCTACTGGCATGCTCCCGAACGGCGCTCACGTAGTGACCCGTTTGAGCTCCAGCAAGGCCTGGTTCGTTCAGACAAACGCAGAGAACGGTCTGATGCTGGTTATGCGTCGTCCGTTGGAGCGCTCGACCGAAGGCGACTTCGAGACAGACTCTATGCGTTACAAGGCCACCGAGCGTTACGCTACCGGCTGGCACGATGCCCGTAACCTGTACGGCACCTCCGGCCTGTAATTAGGCCCCCAGGCTGGGGGGATCCCAGCCAGTTAAACGCCCTGTCTAAAAAACAGGGCGTTTTTCTTTGTTTTTGTGGATAGTTCTATTTGAGCCTTATAGTAATGCAGACCGCCCAACGGCTCGGGATGGACGCCATAGAGACTGCATTATCAACCTTCCTATGGAGAAGAATCTATGTCAGTAACATTCAACACCCCCGTTCGCGTCTTCAAGCGCAATAACCCCACCAACGACGGCACGATCGCTCCGGACAACACCGGCGCGGCCATTGTGTCTCGTGAGAAGGCTGTTGTTGGCGGCACCGCCACAACCGTCGTGATCCCCGCAGGCGCCATCGTCCGCAGCGTGACGGCCTACGTGACGACAGCCGCCGGCACCCCTGGCACCCCCAACGTGACAATCGGTGCTGAAGTGGTTGGCACATTGTCCGACGCCGCGGGTATTAACGCCATCACGTTTGGCACGGGCGCTACTGCTGTGGGCCTTTTGGCCAACGTGGGCACCTCAGACGTCACCCTGAGCTACACAGCCGGCGCCAGCGCCGTTGGTTATCTGTCTGTCGCGTGGACCGCGCGTAACCCCGATGGCACAATCACCAACGTGGGTGAAGGCTACACCAACGAGTAAGGAGATAGCATGCGTCAAGTAACTGTTGCGGCGGACGTTCCCGTTCCGATCGACCAGTACCTGACGCCTATCAACATTGCTTATGTTGCATCAGGCGGCGGTACTGTTCAGGTGTCATACACCAACCCTTTCCCCTTGGATGCGCAAGGCTATCCGGAACCCAACGGCCCCACGTTTGTGTGGGTCGCCGCTCCGACCAGCCCCATCAAGGACGACCCCATCCGTGCTATCCAGGTCACTGGCGGCACGAACTCAACGCTGACTGTAATCCAGGCCGGCGTTCGGTAAGCATGGGTAACGCCTATTACAGCGGCGTTTACTGTGATACTCGCGGGCAGTCGGTCATTGCGATCGCTGTCTGCGACCGTTGCAGTCGCAAGGTGCCCTACACCTTGCTTGCCCGCGACCCCAATTCACCGGCGCTGATGGTATGCCCGGCCGACAAGGACGTCTACGATCCTTGGCGCCTGGCTGCGCGTCAGACCGAAGTTATTACGTTGCGCCACCCACGGCCCGACGTGTCCGTTGCGATCCCTGGTAAGGGCGCGCCGATCCCCAACGCACCTAACGTGGCCACGCTGAACCAAGGCCCGAACATGATCGGTGACGGGGCGGGTAACGCGATGACGCCGGCTGAATACGGCAACGACACACCAGAGCCCACACCCGGCGACCTCAAGAAGACCTAAAAATGGCCGACATAAGCATACTGCAACTGCCGCCGACTACCTACGTCAACCCGACAGACGTAACGGTGATCGTGCAGGATGGCATTACCAAAAAGGTAGCTGCTGGAACGTTGCAGAGCGGTGTGCAGGGCCCCCCTGGACCCACGGGCCCCACAGGCATTCAAGGGCCTACGGGTGCGCAGGGGCCCACCGGCGCGCAGGGACCTACGGGCGGTCAAGGGACCACTGGGGGCCAGGGACCCACGGGCGCCACGGGGCCTCGAGGTGTTACAGGCCCACAGGGTGACCCGGGTATTAAAGGACCAACAGGCGCACAGGGCCCAACGGGCGCACAGGGCGCGACGGGAAGCGCGGGACCTACAGGCACCACGGGCGCACAAGGGCCTACGGGCCCCACGGGCGCGCAAGGTGTTCAAGGTCCGACAGGCCCCACAGGCTCACAGGGTGCGCAGGGTAACGTAGGACCTACGGGCGCAACAGGCCCCACGGGTGCGGCGTCGACCGTTCAGGGCCCCACGGGCCCCACAGGACCCACAGGCGCAACTGGACCCACGGGGCCGACAGGCGCGCAAGGTAGTTCGTCGAACCTGTTCCTGTTCCAAGCCAACACAACGGCAACGTCAGGCTACCCCGGCGACGGGTACATGCTGTGGAACAGCGCAACGCAAACAACGGCAACGCGTCTCTTTATCAGCCACCTGACAGACACGGGCGTTGACGTTGATCTGTTCTTGGCGGTTCTGTCTGCCGGCCAACGTATTACGGTGCAGGCTCAGGGTTCAAGCTCGAGCTACCAGACGTGGCTAATTACCGGACCTGGAACCAACGTCAACCCTGGCGCGGCAAACAGCTACTGGGAATTCCCTGTTTCGCTGGTCACCTCCGCCGGCGCGGGCACCACGGGGTTTGCAAACGACGCGCTGTTGGCCGTTGCAGTTATCTCTGGCATCGTGGGTCCTACGGGCCCCACGGGCACGGGCGGCGCGATTGGAAACTGGGGTTCGTTCTGGGACACGACAGATCAAGTTGCAACCGCGGCCAACACGGCGTACCCAATAACAATTAACAGCGCCGATCCGGATAACAGCGGTGTTAGCGTGGCGTCGGGCAGTCACGTAACGTTTGCCAGCGCCGGCGTTTATAGCCTGACGTATTCAATTCAGTTTGTCAACACAGACACACAGATTCACGACGTTAACGTCTGGTTGCGAAAGAATAATAGTGGTAGCGCGGGAGATATTCCGGACAGTGACACCAAGCTGAGTATTCAACCAAGACACGGCGGTATTGATGGTTACGGCCTAATGACCGTCAATTTTGTGTTGAAATTGGCGGCTGGCGATTACATTGAGTTAATCTGGGCAACGACCAACACACAGGTCTCAATTCAAACCGTTGCGGCGGGTACCGCGCCCGTGTCGCCTGTAATTCCAGGTGTCATCTGCACGGCTACCCAGGTCATGTACACCCAGGTCGGCCCG